ATTCAAGGATGTAGAATCTACGGATTCCTCGTCTGCGAAAGCCGATGTAATAAAAAGTCATCCTATCATCCAAAAAATTCTGATAAAGATGGGAAGATCTGAAAGAAAAGAATTCGTGAGAAGATTCCGAATTCTGGAGGAAAGCCCGCAAAAGCGGAGATTCCTTCAGACTTGGAATGCGTTCTCAATCGGATTCATCTTACAGCAACCCATCTTATGGGACTTTAAAGATAAATCATTCTACCGACCAGGTGCGCTTAAACGTACCCTCAAGAGTATAAATACTCTAGAGGAATGGTACATTAAAACGTACATCATGACTGGTAGGAGAACCGTCGAGAGAGCCATAAAAAGGTTCTCTCAATGGTGCTACTACTACGCCACGAGATCGAGTAAGAATGATCCTCCGCCCAAACCTGTGGATGGTTTCCCTGGTTATACAAACAAGGGACTAACCTTTCCATGGGCTAGGGGTTTACTCAAATGGCTAAGGCATATTCCCAAGCAGGTGAGCTATGCTCATAGAGAGAAGTTGTTACAACTCTCTCATATTAGCAGAGGTCTCCCACTTGGAGATACCGAAACCATGATTGATTCTCTGATAGAACATCAGAAAAACATGAGTACTCCATGGGTGAACGAAAATGAAGAAAGGTACGTTGAATTTTTCAAGCTTTTCGCTTGGAAATTCGCCGCACATCTTCAAAGCCGTTCACACAAGAGAAACGGAGCGAGATCAAAAAAGACCTTCAGAATACCACAACTCGAGAAAGGTTGTTGGGAATACACACGGAAGCAGGGAGGCAAGAAGAGAGCGATCCAGGAGATTCATGAAGAATTCATGGATCGAAGGATTACGCCAAAAATGGCGTTGTCCTTCGATCAGAATTCCTTAGGAATACCTGTGATCACCCCCTCCATGCAAAACCTACTCCGTGAGTCCAAACAACCCTATTTCTCGATCTACCAGATCGCATACACTGACACACTCGTCAGTCGCGAAGAGTACGAGGAGGAACTAAAGCTCTTTCCAGGAAAGAAGGCTATACAGGATCCGAGAAGAAAATTATTTCTAATCGACGCCTGTATCTCCGATATCCTAGAAAGACACTGTGGTTCTACCTACGAACTCTTCGATGAGTACCGTCTTGGGACAAAACATCCTCAGTTTGAGAAACTCCCTGAATACGAGGTGCAAACCATCGCAGAGCAGGGTCTCAAACAGAGAATTGTCACAAAAGGGTTAGCGAGTGCTGCGGTCATAGGATACCTATTCCAGGAAACTGGAATGGGCCTCCTGGACCACAGTCCTCAAACTCAAACGACATTACGAGAAGGACACAAGCTCTTCGAATTCATAATCAAAGTCGAAGAACTAGTTGCCCAAGGTAAATGGTCATTGCCAAAGAAATGGGTCTTTTTGTCTGCTGACATGTCAGCAGCCACAGACCGAATTCCTATGTCAATATTAAGTGGAATCCGCGAGGGATTTTTCGGGAAGGTGTTCGGAAGAATTCCCCTATTGAAAATCAACGATTTTCTAATGGGAGAATGTACCTTACACTATCCAGAAAATTTACCCCTCGAGAACCACACCATCACCGGTGTCGAAGGTCAGCGTATGGGAGATACGCCAAGTTGGGTTATTCTCAATATCTACAACTCCGCATGTATCTACATTGCCGAGAACGGCTCCCTCAAAAGAGCTCTTAAAGAGCTCAAAAGAGGACAGCTCAAGTTCAAGTCAATGTCAGAGACATGCGGAGATGACCTAATTTCAATGTGTCTTACCAAGACCGCAAAGAAATATGGTGAAGTTATTGAGGATACCAATGGTAAACTCTCAGCTGGTAAACACTCTATCGGAATCGTGGGATCCTTCACTGGTAATTTCTGCACAAAATTGAGATCGAAGAAATCCAATTCAATGAAAAGTTCAAAGAGTTGGAAAAAACGAGCTCAAGAATGGGCAGGAATTCACCAGAAAAGAAAACCGCTCAAAAAAGTCGTAAAGGAAGTGGAAGAAAATTATACTAGATTGGTGAAATATCTCGATATTCCACTAATCAAGCCTTTTCTTCCAGGAGGAGAATCTGGAGTTCCGTACTATTTGAGTGCAGGACCTGCAGTCTTGAGTACTATACGATATGTGCCAGATGTGGTTTTTACCACATCAGCGCAAATCGTACAGCAACTCTACTGTAGGCCGCTTCAAAAAATGCGGAAAGCTAAAGTCTTCCCCACACTTCCCCGACTAATGGGCGGTCTGGGTTACCCCAGCACCAGAAACCGAAGAGAGTGGAAGTTGTCTAGAAAACTAAGGAACGGAATCCGGTCCTATCTCACTGGAGAATACTACCAAACAATGGATAGTTATCTCCAGGGAGATATGTCGGGACCAGTTGATCACTTGCATCCTCGGGCAGAAGGTTCAAGAGTTTCAAAAGAAGTTCTTGAAGTCTATCTCGAGGATAGTGTTCAACTACAACCGAAATATGGATCCGTACCGATTGGATATCTGCAGTCCGCCAAACCTATGGTTGACCATCACGAATTTAGGAAGGAGATAGTAAAAGAATATGTTCCTTTACGCTCCTTCTTAAACGGATGGGAATCCGATTTCTTTAGTGACCAAAAATGGACACCAAAGAAATTTAAGACTCGGTGGAACTTCAGAAAATTCCAAAAGGCATCTGTTGGTCGTCGACAGATCTTCACAATGATCGGATCAGATAAGGAACACAGTTCCCATCTGACTGTCATGGAGATCAGTCGATACAACCGAACAGAATCCTGGTGGATTTCTAGAAGGGTGATAGATGACGATATTACATCGCAAAGCTTATGGCGTGACTCGAGAGGAAGAATTAACTTCCAACCGATCATCCCACCACAAGAAGAGGGTCCTTAGACCCTCCTGGTGGACGCCAAACTACAGGGGAGCCTTCATGAAGATTAACCAATCGGCGAACTTCATAAAGCCTTCCACCGTGTCCGATGTCCGGGATTTTCTTTCAAAGTAGAGAATCCT